AAAGAGTTAAAGAAAGAGAACAAAGAGATGGAGGAGCAGCTATAGTGCAAATATATTTTGCAGGATATCAAATGGACACAGTTTCAGAAGAAGAAGCTGAGAAGTGGATAGAAGATAATGTCCATGTTATGGATGAAGAGACCAGGAGAATGGTTGGCACTCTTTGTTATATGCTTTATAGATATGGGAACTTTATAGAAGAGAACGAATTATTGGCTGAATATTTTTATGAACTACAGGATAAGGAATTACACTAATGGTTAGAAAACTAACCAGCAAGGTAGACGCATCTGTAGCACGCGTAGATAAGCAAGCTACTTCCAAGAAATACAGTGAGAAGTCTGTTTTCCCCAAAGAAGGAAAGGAGAAGCTGACTGTTAACGTAGATACGGACACCAGTATCCAATTAGCCACACTGGCCAAGAAGTGCAGAATGTCCAGAGGACAGCTCATAGACGAACTGGTTAGAGGCTTTGGGGACAAGATTAAGCCACAGAAGCCTGCACAAATGGCTGCTAAGGAAGAACAGATTGGTGGTAATCACTATAAGGATATGAAGATCCAGCCTATTGAGTATATCCTGGGTAACAACTTAAATTATTGTGAGGCCAATGTAGTGAAATACATTTCTCGTTGGAAGTCTAAGGGAGGAATCGAAGACTTGAGAAAGGCAAAACACTACATTGACCTACTTATTGAGGATGAAACCAACAAGGAGATGGGGTGAGGTCAGCACAGCAACCCCTCAAGGAGGAAAACATGGAGTGCTGCACTGCCTCAGATATTATTTAATACTCCTATCGTAAGCAGCTTTCAATTCCTTGAAGAATACAGGGTCTTGCTCTTTTACAGTATCAACTCTTCCGCTTTTCAGAAGCCCTGAATAAACTTGAGCCTTCACTGTATTTGAAGAGTTCATAATAGATTCTCTGGCTTTTTCGCCAAATACCATTTTCTGCCTTGCACCTTCTCCGGTAACAGCGGCAATAGAGCTTGGTACATTAATTCCATATCTTCTCGCCAGTTTTGAGGCTGCATCTCCAATCGAGTCAGCAAATCTTGCTCCAGCCTGTTGTACGGCTGTTTGCCCAGCAAAAAACCTTTGAGTTGCAGGGGCCGCGAGCGTTGCTGCGCCACTAATACCAGTTAAGGCAATACCAGCACCAAATGCGCCATACCCAAATGCGCCAGCCCCCAATGATGTCGCTATTAGACTGGATGCAAAAAGCCTCTCAAATATACTTGGTTCTTTTGATGGAACAATTTGATTAATAATCTTTTGCGAGTCTTGAATCTTTTTTATCTGTGAATCAATATCAGCAATTCTTATCTTATATTGGCTCTTAAATTCCTCAATCCTAAAATCAAGCTCAGCCTTATCACTTGCCGATTTTGCAGAGGCATTATATCTGGCAGTAACTTCTTTTCGTGCTTTTTCCAAATCACTTGCGAATTGTTTTTTTAGATTTCTAAGTCTTAAATTTTCTTCAGCAATTGCTTTTTTTGCATTCCTCCTGATGTTATCAGAAGTTTTATTGGCAACAAGTTTTATTTGATCATCCCTTTGCTTAGCCAAATCCCTTATTTCTTCAGCTTCTTTCTGAAAAATTCCTTCTCCTCTCACAGCGAGTCTTTTTGACTGCTTAGCATTTGCCTTTATCCAGTCATCGGCAGAAAATGCAGACTTCTTTTTTACTGCATTATAGGCGGCATCATCAATGGTCGATTTAATCTTCCAAAGCTCTCTATCTCTGATGAACTCATCCCTTGCCTTGCCAGATCGCAATCTTGTAAGAATAAGGTTATCAATATAGTCTTGAATTGGGTCAAGAACCTCTTTAACAGTAAACTTATCTTCAGATATGTTGTTTATTAGCCTACCTATGCTGCTACGCATATCAACTAATGTTTGTCCAGAAACAACCCCAGACGTAGCCCCGTCTAAAGCCTGTGATAAAACCTCGTCAACATAAGATGCAACCCTGTTTGCAAGATTAAACCCTGCTTGCCCATCAAGTATTGATCTAGCCGGAGTAGATTCAATTAAAGCCTCTATGTTTTTTGATATTGAAGTTGCGCTTACAGGAATATTGGAGCTTTTAGCTCTTTTAAAACCAAAATTTGTCCATGTTTGGTCAAGTGTTTCTTTTGCCTGTTGTGGAGTCAAAGTCTGTATGTCTTCATACAAATATTTTGGAGCCGATGATGGCAATGCGCTTTTGTAAACCTTAGCCCTAAATGATGCCTCCAGGGCATTAACGGCTTCATCTGCTTCCTTTGCAGCATTAGCCTTAATGTTATCAATATTCAAATCTCTTGCATCTTCAAGTCCAGCTATTCTTGATCTGCTTACATCATCAAGATCAGCAATATCTATTGTATTTCTTGCAGTAAGTTCATCTTTTAAGTCATCAGCAAGAGCTTTCGCCTCTTCAATAGCCCGATCTTTTTCAGCGCCAATGATTCTTGCAGATTGCTGTAGTCTTTTCTTGGCATTTTCAACAAGATTTACGCCACGTTCCTTTAACTCATCAACACTTCTAATTCTTGAGGAGACATTTCTTGCTTGTTGTTCCATGAAACTTTTTGCGCCAAAAGCCTTTGCAACAACATTGCGATAAACAGGAGCAAGCGCGTGATCTGTAAACATCAAGGACACAAAATCTTTACCCTGGCCCAATTGTTGCGCGACATTTCTTTGCAACGCCTTGTTAATACCAAATCCAACAGTGCTAAGAGCGCCAGAAAATATTGCCCCCAATGCGGCAGACTTTCTGGCATTAGAAATTCGCTCCTCCATTGTTTTGCCCTCTGCGCCAATAGCAGCAGATTCTGCGGCAGCTAGTCCAGCCCCCAATACTGGTGTCGGCGTTTTTTGAGCTATCGCGTAGGCTCTAGGGCTAAATCCAGACAATTGTTGTGCCAATCTTGCACCTTCATCAGAAACAGCGCCAATTGATGCAAGCGACCTAGAGCCAAGCATAGATGATACTTCTTGCGCTGCCAGAGAAGCCTGTCCAGCCCTTCTTACATCTTGCGCCCTCGCGAGAATCTGACCACCCTTTAGTGAAACAGGAGAAATAATTGACCCCGCAACATTTGCCGTTAGCGCAACACCTGGACGCTCTTCTTGAAATCTTGCTGATTCCGCTTCTAGCATTCCGAGCATTTCATTTCTGATTTGAGTTACAGACTTTTCCTCAGAACCCCGACCGCCAAAAAGTTTATATGCTCCAGCAGCAATCCATGACCCGACCTCTTCGGCTTTATTCATCCATAAACCGTCAACAAACATTCTTGCGGTCATTGTTGTGTCTTGCCTATCCCAAGAATCCTCATTATCAGGAATCATTTCAGCAAGAGATTCACCCACATCTCTTTCGGCCTGTTGAGAAAAGCTAAAGTTGTATTTTCCTTCTGGAGTAGATGGGTCATTATAAGTCCCCTCCAAAATTGCTTTGTATTTGTCTGATGCTGGCACAATATTCTCCAAATCAATTTAGATTTTTTAGATACATTGTTGGCGTAAATCCAAAATTAACAGCAAAACCTTCAACTTCTTCTACCATTGAGAGATGCGCTTCCTCTCGTGTTATCTTATTAGTTTGAACCTGAAGATTAAGATCATCTTCATGCTGCCTTAATGCTTTCATTGCCTGGCCGTAAGCTCGTTTTTTAGCCGAAAATCCAACCATTGTGGCATCTTGAAATTGACCAGTTTCTGTTTGTTGACGAATATGATTTTCTGCAAGCAATGATAAATCTTCAGTTAATGAATTAATTCTCTGGGCTGCTTCAAAAAATGATAAGATTTCAGAAATTGAAGCATTTCCAGGAGGAAAACCTTCTGAAAAGATTGCAACATCCCTGTCTGATGCAATACCAGGCGGAAGACTGTTTATTATTTCTGTGTTTTTCTCTTTTGTATACGCTGTCCTTAAAAAGGATTCCGAATCTCTCATTCCAGCTATATTTTTTGTTAATTGAAAGAAATCAGATGCAACACCCGCTGAACCAGTTTCAAGCAGCCCCTCATCATAGATAAGCTGAATGGCATCAGATATTCTTGAGTTTGCGATAGAAGCAGAGGTAGCATCTGCTTGCATATCTATTATTTGCCCCTCTACGGCAGCAGGAAGATTAAGTCTAGTACCATCTTCAGGCAACGGCGCATAATCCTGAAAATCACTTGCTTTTGTTATATTGCCATTAATAATGTTATTTTCAATAACCAATAGATCATTACTATTTGGCGGATATTGAAGTCTAGCTGACAACATCAAACCTTCTCTTGCGCTTTGAGCCGATGATGTATCGTCTAATTGAACATCCTTCCATTCACCATCCTTTCGGATCATGGCCCTTCCACCAAAAATTATAGGCTTGTTAGATGTTATATCATCTAATTCGCCCATTCTGTTGTCATAGCCTCCAGACTGTATTTGCAAATTCAAATCAACTTTTTGTCTTGCTGACAAATGTTCGGCAGCATCTACCTGCCTCATCATTGCTCTTCTTAAATCATTTCTTTCTTCAAGTGTTCTTTGCGCTGCTTCTGTTTCCAATCTTGCTCTTTCGGTCACCGCAGTGCTTTGTTCTATGCTTGCTAAATTGGCAGCCATTTCAGTTGATGCTTGCTGTGTTGACAAAAAATCAGCCTGTTTCTGTCTGGTTACATCAGCAGCCATAGCTCGCATCTCTGCTGCTTGTGCGCCAAGACCAAGACCCTGAACCATCTGAGCAGTTTGCAACAAGCTCTGTTCATTATTCGGATCAACATTCTTCAATGCGTCCTGAAGCTTCTCAGAAGTAGACCTCATATCTAATCCAAGAGCAGAACCAAGACCAGTTGTAGCTCTATTAACATTACTTAAAAAGCCTGGAACCATTCCTGCAAAGGGAGCAGCATAACGACTTGTTATATTCCGAGTCATCTCCCTAGACCTCAAAGTAGTCTCAGCCAACTCTCTTTGTTGTCTTTGCTCTGGAGTTTCCAGAATATCTCTAAACAGGGATTGAATATCTATGTTCATTTGCTTATCCAGTAATCTTTTAAGTTATCAAGGCCTAGCAACGCCAGTCGCAAGAAGATTAAACAGCCCTGAAAGCTGAGCCTGTCTAAGAGCATTAGACAATCCCTCAAAATTAAATTGAGCTTCAAGAGCAGATTCGCCAAGTCCAGCAGTAAGTTCACCAGCACCAGCTTGAAGAGCAGATTGAATTCTTAACATATCAGTAGTTGGAGCAAGAGATGCCAACAGTCCTTGTTGTGGCAAATAGGCAGCGCCTAACAAAGCAGGAATATTCCCTGCCATTGCCTGTTGCTGACCAAAGGCTTGTTGTAATCCAGCCAGTGTTTGTTGTGATTGTAATGCCTGTTCTGCCCTTGCTTGCTCCATAGCTGATACAGCAGATCCTGCTTGCTGTTCTTGTATAGCTTTTTCTAAAGCAAGTTGCTCTGGAGTTCCACCATATTGAGATGTTCTCACTCCCAACCTACCTTGGCCTAACAGTCTTTCTTCTAAAGCTAATCTTTGCCTTTCCCTTGAGCCTTGCTGAGCAGCTTCCAATCTATCAAAGATAGACTGCTCTCTGGCTGCTAACTGTTCTGGAGAAGCTGTTAGCTGAGCTATTCTCTGAGCCTCTAAAGCTGCTTGCTGTTCAGGCGATAAAGCCTGTCTCATTCTTTCTATATCTGAAAGCAAACCAGAAGTAATAGCCTGCTCTCCAGCACCCAAAGAATACTGCAAAGTACCATCACCAGGAGTAACTGTTCCTCCAGTAGCAGTAGTAACTGTATAAGGTTGGAACTGCATCTGTCCTAATGCAGACGAAAGAATACCTTGAGGGAAAGCAGCACCTGTGCTTGGAGCGCCTACCAAGCCCTGAAGAGCAGCTCTTTGAGCATCTTCTATATCTGAAATAGATCTTTGAGTTTGAATTGCACTTCCAGCAGCAGAAAGAAGATTTCCCAAAGAACTTCCAAATATTGGGCTATTATTTGTCCCTAAACTTCCTCCAAGATAATTATTTATGCTCGTAAGAGCATCTGTTAGCCATCCCATTAGTAAGTACCCCCATCAACTGTGGCTGTAAAAGTCCCAGTTACAGTAAGATTTACAAAGCTAGAAGCAGAAGAATCTAGTTTAGTAGCTATAGCGGTAGCAATATTTGTAAACTCAGTATCTATTTCTGCACCCTTTACAATTTTTGCTGGGTTACCACTAACCAACGAATCTTTAGCAGCAAAGTTTGTTGTTTTAGTGTAATTTGACATTAGACCATCCTTCCAATAAGAGCATGAATATTTATTTCTTGTAACGCTATAGAGTTTCCACTAATAGTTGCTTCTAAACCAACAGAAACAACAGAACCAGAACCACTAGCATTTACAGATTGCCTGGTAATTAAACTACCTGATGTTGAGTATTCTGCAGTTGTATTGTATTCAGAAATATTATATTGAGCAGAAGAATTGCCTTCTAAAGTAAATGCCTGTTTAGTATAGTCAACCGCATAATCATAAGCCCAGTTCAAAGCAATAGTAGTATTTGCTCCATCAAACAAAGTTAATATTATTTTCTTTACAAACTTTAATTTAGAGCTATCACCAAAAGACAAGGGATGACTGAAGTAACTAACTTCATATCCTGAAGCATCATCTGCATATCCACTGTAATACCCAATACCATCAGCAAAACCAATATACAAATCGTCATTAATTAAGCTGGCAAAAGAAAGAGGCTTTATAGAACTCCATGTAGTTGTTCTATACGAACCATCCTGAAGAGGAAACCTGGTATCAAAACAATACGTAGTAGAAAGAGAAGGAAATACAAGTAAAACAAACGCATCTTTTGAAGAAAAGTGCATTTTAATATTGCCAGTCTCTAAACTAGCTTTAGATTTAACATCATTATTTACATTTCTTGATATATCACCTATTGGAGATGATTTCTCTTGTATTGTTCTGGATAAACTCCTAACACCAGACCTGTCCAAAAAGACTAAATCTTTACCAGTCGATGCCACAGCATCTCTTTCTAAACACCCAATGTTTGAAATAGTATCTGATAAAACCATTGTCGATGGAGAATCAGCGCCAGCATAAACAACAATCGAGTCTCTTCCAAAGATAACTAAAAAATTATTATGAGCCTGTAAAGAAACAATCTCGTCATATCCATTAGGCCAGACTTTAGATATATCTATAGATCCTGAAGACCCTGAATTCCAAACAACTCCATTAAGAAGGTCAGACCAGTAAATAGTAGACTTATCATTTGTAATGTCAGCAACCCACAATCTACCAAAAGCACCCATAACCTCATGTGCTTGAGGAGGAGTTCCTGATGCGCCTGACACTAAAGACATCTTTTCAACAGCGCCAGAGGAGTTAGAGTAAACTAAAGGCTCATGTCCTCTTTGAAAGAAATAAGCTTTATCGTTAAAACTAATTATCTTCCAGTTATCATCTGAAATTGTATAAGACCCAGGAGTCTCATCAACCAATGTAGTAGTGCCTGAGAATATCTTACTGTTTCCAGCAGAGAATATCTTAGTATTGCCAGACCCATCTCTAAACTGATGAACAGCCTCAATACCAGGCGAAGACCCTAATACAGCACCACCATTAGTAGTTAAAAGATCATAACCACTTCTTGACGATACCCTTCCTTGCTTATCAATAACACAGTTATCTGCAACAGATGCAAAGCTAGGATCTTGAGTAATAGGAGCATCCTGAGTGTTAATCCCAGCAAAGCCTGGAGCTGCTATTGTTACTTGTTGAAGTTGCTGAGCCATTATCTCACCACAAAAGTCATCTCTGTTGGATAACGATTTGCATCAAAAGCAATAGCATCTGACAAAACAGTAGACGCTATTGCAAACTGTTCCATTGCTGTTTGACCGCCAGCTTCTCCCTTCTCCCTTAAAGCCATTGCGTAAGCTAGTTGTATTACAGGGTTATAGGGAATTGATAAAACATCTGAATCAGAAGATAAATCTGCCTGCGGTACTACAACATCAAACCTTAAACTATAAACAGCATCTGGTTGAGGAAATACTTTAATCTTTAAATCTGAATTAGAATCTGTGCCAATAAAAGTAAATACTTCTGGAGATCCAGAGACAACAGTATTGTTATAATAAACATTGTTAAAATAAGACTTACTTCTCTGATTCATAAACTTCTGAGAAGTAACATTCATTACATCTTTAATAACAGCCATATCCCCACTGTTGGTTAAGGAATACTCACTTACACCATTAGAAGTATTAATAGATATGGAATCTCTTAACGCAGTCCAGTCAAAAGAATTTTCTATTGTCTTTTTAGCGTCATTAATCAAATCACCAATTAATGAAGAATAAGATGTTGCATTAGCTGTAGCAACGGTAGTTTCCCTTAGCCTTCTTAATACATTATTTATCAAGTTTAGATATGTCATCTTCTTAAACCAGAATATAAAATAGATTGAAACAATCCAGAATTAATATTGTCTAATTCAATTTGCCTTGGATCTCTTAACTCAGTTTTAAATATCTGAGATGTTTGTGGAGCCATACTTGCCATTGCTAATACCATTCCAGTTCCAGTTCCAATGCCAGTTCCAGTTCCAGTTCCAGTTCCAGTTCCAGTTCCAGTTCCAGTACCAGGAGGTACTGTTGGGGGCACTGTTGGTGGCACAGTAGGAGGTACTGTGGGAGGAAAAGTAGAAACTGTTAAGCCACCATCTCCACCATCTCCACCATCTCCACCATTTCCATCATTTCCA